CCTTTTTCGTTATTCTTTCCAAACCTGCTGGCACAATAATCGCACCAAACTCCATGCTTTGCTTTACCCAGCATCAAGATCATCCCAGTCCATCGTTGCGAGTTCACCGGCAATAGAGGCGTAGTTGATAAGGTCGTAGTAGTGATCTTTAGTTTGTGCTTGCTCCGAGATACGACTGACTTTGAGCAATAGCATACAGACTGCGACTTCGTGAGGGTCGATTGGATAACCAAGAAATTCTGACCAGAGCCGTGCGATACGCAGCATAGATACATTTGGTGATCCATATTCAATATCTCTAGTGACTGCAATGAGTTGTGATTGTCGCAGGATTTCATCGCGTTTCATTTACTCTTATCCATAGGAATACGGCTTATTGCGCGACCAGCATGATAGCCCTCGCGCTTTCCCTGTTTCCAGCCTTTCCAGTATGAGATGTAAATTAAGAATGGAGTCATGGCTAACAAGCCTGCTAGTTCAAAATATGTAATTTCCATTATGCGCTCACTCTTGCTGAGTCAAAGTTGTAATTCGATATAAATGCCCATTGATCAGTGGCTTCATCAAATGATGCTGTGTATGTGTATCCACGCTTTGCCAAAAATTCACGGCAAAGCATCAAATTAGGATATTCCTGAACCCAGTAAATGAAACCTGTTTGTGGCATATCATCAAAGTCAAATCGGTTGGTCTGCTCTGACCATGTGTTTAGATGCCATTCCATTGCGGCATCAAATAAATGTTCGAAATCTTGTGCTGTGATGTCCATTTTTAGCCCTTAATGTTGATTACTCGGTTTCACCAACACCTTTAGGGTCGCATACTAAATGAGCCTAATCAAGCCAATTCAACGATATTTGTATAACGATTTGATAACAAAGTTATCCACATCCCCTAGCCATTCCTCACCACAAGCCGGCTCAACCATATCGTTTTCCTTCAACAACAAATGATCCATCACGCTCAATAGGAATTGGAACTGGGCTTACTTTATCGCCATCCACATACAGGATGCCAAAACCTTTCTGCCAGTTCATAACGCCCTTCATGTATCTCATGCCTGATGAGCGTTCATTCACTAAATTACCAACCTCAAAGCCCCACACAGTGCGCCCTAAAACGCCCCCAGATGCCTCTGTAAAGGCTGAATAGCCCTGCCTGTGGGTATGACCACATACCACGTTCTTTCCATGCCTTCTAGCGGCTTCAAGGGCTGTTAAACCACCTTGTGGTTTGTAGGCTTGCTCATCCCCATGCACCATGATTGTGTTCTTTGTGATGGCGTAGGGTTCTTTAGAAAAGTAAATGCCCAATTCATCTAACCTGAGAAACTTTTCATACTCTAGTTCAGGCAGTTTAAGCAGGCTGGGCAGTCTGCTTGCGATTGAGTTGTATAATCGCTGTTGATGGTTTGATCTAACTAGGACATCAACTTTTAGATCATAAAGGATTTCAACGCAAGTATCACGATCTTTGCCTAAGTCCTCAAAGTATTCCGCGCCTCTGCCAATGTTGAACTTACCAAGTTGCGGCATATCTAGTTCGTCACCAACACAAAGGACTTGATCGGGCTTCCATTTGGCAATAAATTTAGCCACGTTCTTTACCGCTTTAGGGTCGAAATAAGGAACTTGAAGGTCACTCACTACGACTATGCGTTTCAAGGTTTAGTCCTCGTCATCCTCGTAATAGCCGGGCTGATCCGGTAACCAATTGGGCGTGGGTAGTATTGTTGCAGGATATGTTTGTGGAGCAGTTATCAAATAAAGCGCATGATCTACGCTAAAACCACTGCGTCTAAGGCTCTTGTAATACTCATTTAAGCCAATACAGTATTGATCAAGTGCTGAGTAATCAGTCACATCAATAACTTTTCTGCGAGCCATGATTAAATTATCGCTCTAAGAGTATGTTGTAAATCTCATCGACACGCGAGTTTAGGCGCTTAATTTCACCCAGTAAATGAGTAATGACATAGCCTGATAAGCCACCTATGACTGAAACAGTGGCGACATAAAGAGTTAAGAAGTCCTGTTGGTTCACTTTTGAATTACCAGTGTTGAGAGGTTTGACGTGCCTGATGAAGTAATGGCATAAATTGGATTGCCATGATTTTGGATTACGGTCTTATCACCGCTATCCATGCGATAGCCGTTAGCAACAGTTACATCTGCACCACCTAAATAAAGTGTGCCTGATGATGAATGAAAGTGAACTTCCTCAGCAGCCTGGTCATCTGCTACAACTATTGAGCGTGTGGTTGTTATTGTGTAGTTTGCGCTAGAGATTGTCATTTCTTAGGGGTCGCATATCCAAATACTCCGGCAAGTATTGCCCAGAGAATGGCACGATAATCAAGTGAAAAGTTGCTTGCAGCCCATGCTGAAAGAAACGCACCTGACATTAGGAACATAGGATTTTTCATTGTTTTCCCCCTAGTAGCGGTATTTCAAAAAAAGAACCATCAGCATCGCCTTTTGGCGTAAATGAGATATGAATGTGAGAGGTGTGCGGATTTGATCCGCTGTATTTTCTCCAACGCCAATTGAGGATGGGTGATGCAATTTTGTGGTTATGGATGACGTATGCAATCCTTTTCTTTTTCTCACGTTTTGCATAGAGCCGTATCTGATCTGCCAAATATAATGATTCGCTTTTGTGGGATGATAGGTCTGAGTCAATATCAACGGCACGAACGATTGAGTTATTAGCCAAATCAGGATTGTGATCCGACTTGCTCGATTGATGTTTTGCGTCACCGATCCAGCCATCACTACTACGATCTCGTTCTGGATAGGAATCATCTATTTGCTCACGGAGTTGAACACCGGCTTTACAAAGATGCGGTTTCACTAATGTCCTTTGGTGGGGTAATCCATTGGCAAGTTTCCTCATTAAACCCAAGAGCATCATCTGGTTCTGGGGCAATAAAAGCATCACGGCTTTCATCGTATAAATACGACACGCCAGCAAAGTTCTTGCGAATCTTGCTGTTGTATGAGGTTCGCTTGCAGACTTGACCGCGAAAGTTCCCATACCAAGTTTCAGTATCTAAACCTTCAATTAGTTCTGATTCATCTATGCCGACAATCACTTCAGTGACAATGTTGTTCTCATCTAAAAATGCGTAATGTGCCATTATGACCAACTCACATTTCCTGTGCCAGCAGTTATCGTTGTAACTTTATTAGAACCTACTGTGGCTGTCGATCCTGTTAATCCAGCACCGATTGTAATTGTTCCCGCAGCAGTTGGATAACGCAAAATAACAATTCCAGAACCTCCTGCGCCGCCTCCTGCTGGAGAACCACTACCAGCCGCACCACCACCACCTCCGCCACCTGTATTTGCAGTTCCGCTTACGCCTGCTGTTGAAGGCACGTCAATACCACCTGCTCCGCCACCACCTGTGCCGCCTGTTCCTGCTGTTTTACCAATACTTTGTTGTCCACCTCCACCACCTCCGCCACCATAAACTACTGATGAGCCTGTGATTGTTGTTGTAGTTCCATCGCCACCATTGCCACCGCCAGCGGATGTTGCAGCAGAAGGAGATACGCTTCCACCACCACCACCACCGCCGTGTGCATAAGTTAAACCATCAGTAGAACCCGCGCCGCCATTATTTCCTTGAACTGGACTTGCTGTTCTTGTGCCGCCAGCGGATGAACCAACACCACCACCACCACCGCCAGAACCACCTGTCCCGCCAGCGGTGCTATATTGTCCTTGACCGCCGCCTGTTGAAGTAATTGTTGAAAATACAGAATTTGCACCGGCAGTTGGTGTTGAATTACCACCTGAACCACCGGCGCCAATTGTTACTGTGTAATTAGTTCCTTTTGCAAGAGTTAAAACACTTTCTAAACTTCCACCACCGCCCGTGTTGTCAAATGTGCATCTAACACCACCCGCTCCGCCGCCACCCCACGAACCGCCATTGGCTTGTTGAGATGCTCCGCCGCCACCTGCAACAACTAGAAAGTTGATTGCCAAAGCCGGCAAGGGAGCATCGTGAATTCCTGCTACGGTGTTAGCAATCATTATGCAATAGCACCTACGACATACCAAGTATCTGTTGCAGTTTTAATACAGGCAGCAGATTTGTATTGTCCAAGAGTAGGAGATGCGGCAGTTGCTCCAGCAGATAAAACTGTGGTAGTGCCAGGAGTTACTGCGCTAATTGTTACTGTGCCAGCACCTTTGTTTAATACTGTAATGACTGATCCAACAGGGATGGCTGCTGAGGCATTGGTAGGGAGTTTGAACGCAACCGCGGTTGCTTTGTTCATCATAATTAAATCCTGATAACTGTCATTAAGAACTGCTGTATAATCAGCGGTCTGATCAGCACTGACTTCAAAAGTCACTAGCCCGTTATACATTGCGGCTGAGAGAACATCACCGGTTGCTGCTGGAAAAGTTGCCATTTATTACCCCTTAATATGTCATTACTGACGTGCCGATTATACCGTATAAAGAACTGCCTATGATGAAACTGTCAATTATTGGCTCACTTGTTGTGAGGGTAGTCAGCCATGTCGAGGGTGAAATTTCGTGGCTAACTCCCATGCATTGTAAGGTTTTGTCAATAACTGTGCCATCTTGCCCTACGTTCTTGACACGAATTGTGTCAAAGAAATCTAGTGTTAAAGCGGCTGTTGTGCCTGCCGCATAGTTATCTGTATTTAGATCAAGGCTGAGTGAGTCCACTCTTAGCGTGGTTTCTGCTCTGCTTGCGGTATAAGCACGGGCAATATCTAATGCCTGAGCATCTGTCTGAACTAACAAATCTGTCGCTGTAAATGAGTGTGGGAAGTATTTGATTTGGCTAGCAGTATTGCTAGAAATTTGGGCAGTTCCCCCAGCCCTAATGACTGATGTTTGATTCACAATTAATTTATCATCGAGAGCCGTTACTAAAGAGCGATACGAAATGCCCGTGCCATCATTAGAAAAGAATGTTGGATTTGCTCCAGACTTGCTTTGAATAGATGCACGACTGATAAATTTTGCATTGCCTGAAGGCAGGATATAAAACCCACCCTGCTCTGAGAACTCCATGTTAGAAATTGCTTTGAGTGAAGTTCTGGATGTAGCAGGATCAGCCTGAACTGTTGTTGAGCCTGTTTCAATGTCGCGCATTGAAGTGGGGAAACCAATGGTGTCCAAAATTGCAGTGATTCTTTGACCGGTTGTTTGACCAGCAGTTCCACCTGTTACTGTTGTTACGATTGACATGTTCAGCAATCTAAATGCATCGCTCAGTTGTATGTCCACAAAACCTACGTTTTGCTCACGATCCCATGAATAATTGTATGCTGTTGTATATCCAGAATAGAGGAAACTATTATCACCTGAGATGCGAACCTTACGCAAAGGAACTAAAAGCCCCGCGTATGGGCTGCTCAAGTTGGTCGGATTCCAATCCCCATTTTGATCGATAATTCTAACTGTTGCTACTCCAGCCTGAAATTCCTCTTGCAATAAATTGTATCCACGCTTGATTGTAATTTTATTTACTTGATCTGAAATATCAACAATTAGTGCTGCTGCATCTGCAAGCACGTTAGTTCCCAAAATGCCTTCACCAATAATAAATGGGTAATCAAAAACAGCCCCAGAACTAAAATCAAAGGTTACAACTAAATTTGGGGTTGCCATTTATTACCGACCAGCAAAACTTCGCTCAGGTGAGTAACCATTGCTATTACCATTTGCAGCATTATCAATGACTGCTGTTGTAACTCCTGCGGCTGCTGCTAATGGATCAAGGAAAATGCGGATTTCAGTAGCGGTTAAATCTCTATTGTTTGAGGCATATCCACCATTGAAACCGCCGCCTAATGATGCAGGTTTAGAACCTGATGGTGGAACATTAGATAAACCTTTCATGCCAGCAGCAATTTCTTTTTCCATAGCAAGAATCTCTGGATCAGTTTCATCTAGTATTGCCGCTGCATAATCTGTTGCCAATAATTGTTCAGAAGCAGTTAAAGCCGGCTTGCCTAATTTGCCAATTTCCTCACGCAATTTAATCATTTCTGCAAGCGCGGCTGCCGCACCTTGTGTGAAACTGCCAAATGGATCAAGATTATTCATAATCATTGAATCGATTTGTATGCCCAGCAATTCCTGAGATAACTCTGCTGCATCCTTAGAATTCTCTGTGAGGATTGCCTGTTGGAGTTTAAGTTTTAATGTTTCCTCATCAGTCAATTTACCTTTAAGCGCGGCAGTATTTTGAATCAAGTCCATATCAAACACGGCTGAAGCCTTGCTAAGTGTCGCTTTAGCCTTTTGCAATGCTGTTTGTTCTTTGATGGCTTTAGTTTGTTTCTTTGTTAAGGCTGCCAATTCTCTTTGGCGTTTTGCAGCCTCGGCATCAGCCTTTCGGCGTTCCATAATGATTTTCATGCCGGCAGGAGTTAAATCCTGAACCTTCATGGACATTGGATCAAAAGGTGTTTTACCTTTGTTAGATTCTCTAATGTTTTGAAACACCCGACCAAGAGTTAGTTTATCTGTTTGAGCAACTAACTTGCTTACCCATCCAGTCATTGTTCCAAGTCCAGCAACAATATCTGCAACAACTTGTGCCATTTTTTCAATGTTAGTTGTGGCTTTTTCAATGCTAGTTCCACCAAAAGCCGCTGCAATTGCATCGACTAAACCACGACCAATAATCTCTTTTGCATTGTTTGAAGCAATGGCAAGAGCATCCATCTTGCCAGCATAACTATCTGCTGCGAGCGCGCCCTGTCCTGTAAAAGTTTGATTTAACTTATCTTGAATTTGTTGGAATGACATTGTGGCAAGTTCAGCATTAGTCAAACCTAAGTTATATTTCTTAAGTCCTTTTAAGTTCCCAACGTAGGCTTGTGACAAATCTTGAACAGTTGTGCTTAAATCTACACCTGCACCTGCTGAAGCATTTAGTGCAGTTGTAAGCAGTTCTTTAGATTTAGTGTATGACTGTGTAGTTTGAATTAATTGAGCAAATGCAGGGCGAAGGAAATCATCTGCAATGTGATATGTTTTTTCAAATCCTGCAATAAAGTTTTCAACATTGGTTTGTTCATAGGATAAACCTAAGTTATCAATAGTTTTGCTTAATGCTTGCACTGCTTTATCATCAGCAACAAATGCTTTTAGTGATTGCTGACCATAGGAATACAACTTTTGTGCGCCATACAAACCAACATAAGATTTAGCCAAACCTTTAACTTGCCGGTTTAAGCGAGATAAAGAGTCCTCAGCCTGCTTGAATTTACCTTTACCCGTAAACTGGGTAACAATATTAATCCCTACATCGGCATTAGTAGCCACGGCGTTTCCCCTTTGTTCTTACATAAAATAAACTTCTAGTTGTTTCAATTGCCTTGATGACTGCTGCATTAGCAACACCTTGATCACGCTTCCACGCTTTGAAAATTAATCTGCCTTTTTTCTTACGCCCACCGCCAATAGATTCAATCTTTGACATATTTTGTAGGGCAGTAACAAATTGATAACCGGCAAAAGGATTGTTTGATCTATAAGAGCGCAGATTGCCACGAATCTTGCCGCCGCGCTTGCCTTCTGTTCCTAAAGTTCCATATTCTTGACCAAAGGTTAAATTAACAGGTGAGCGACCCTGTGGGTTCTTTCTGCCTGCTGTTTCCATAATTGCGCCTGCACGACTGCTATTTACAAACCTAACTAAAGATGTAAATCCTTTGCTATTAGGTTTTGATGGTTCAGTATTTGCACGAATACCGCGCACAATGTCAGAAACATCTGCTTGCGGAAAAGCCCCGTTAGAATCCCTAAACCAACTGCTTAATCCAGTTGGTCTATGGACAAAGCCTCTTGCAACACGCGCAACAGGTTCTAATGCTTTTTCAATGCCGTTCTCAACATTACGTTCTAAGTCAGGAGTAAATTTGCGGAGTGCGCGTTGTAGTTCAATTACGCCTCTTAACTCTACTGACATCTTTCATCTCCTTAGCGCGATCTCTCATTGCCATGAGATATGTTTTGAACATTCTCTCATCCATGTCGATAAATGATTGAACCGGTATTTGCGTTTCAATACTCATCCTACAAATTAAGTAGCCGAGCGTGTCACGCGTTAAGCCAAAGGGTCGTCATCAAGAACTTCCACTTTTTCTAGTGTTTCTAAGAACGCTGCGTCAGTAAATGGTTTTACTGTTTCGCCTGCTGCTCTTAAACATAACCACGCCAAGTAATAGACATGAGTCTGCATTTCAAGATCACGAAACGCACGATGCATTCCGCATTTGACATGATTTTCAAACGCAACTTCTATACTCGGCGTGATTCGATGTTCTGATTCAGTGCCATCTGCCTTTGTTATTTTTAGCCTTGCCATTTTAGCCCTTTTCTTTTAGTAGTTAGTTATGCCCAAGTTCCGGTTGTTGCATAAGCAGTTTTGCTGTTGCATGTGAAGGTGATGTCAATCATTGCTTCATCTGCTACCGCACCGTTAATGTCTGTTAAGTTATCAACGAGAATTGTGCCTGTATATAGTGGGTTTGTTGTTGAAACTGCTGCTGAGGTATCTTGAATTGCTTTGAAAGCAACTGTTGATCCGTATGCTGCTTGCAATGTTGCGCGAACTGAACCTGCACCTGATGCAGCGTTATCATTCAGGAAAGATACTGTAATTGTATCTGCTGACAATCCAGTCACAAATTGGTGGGCATCTGAACCCATTGCGCTGACTTCAATTTGATCCAGTTGTCGTGAAAGTGAAAATGCAGTTACATGATCACTGAGATCAACAGCAGTTGCACCAATTTTGAATCCAACTTTGTTATTTAGAAAAATTGCCATTGTTTATTCCTCGTCTTTCTTTGCAGGTGTTTTAGGGGCTGATGGTTGAATTTGACCGATCTTTATCAGAAAAGCCAATTCATCGGGTGTTAGATCGGACATATTAACTCCAACTCGTAAGAATATTAACCTGCAAAGAACAGGTTAAAAGGTCACCATTTGTTGTATCAACTGATACACCTGAAACAGTGCCAATATTATATGTTAAGGATGAGGCTGCTAACTTATTGAACACACCAACAATAAATGTTTCAATGTCCATAAGTGAGCCTTGATTATCTAGCAAAGGTAAATATAAACGAATAGTAAAATTAGCCAATGGGCTTACTGTGTTATGTGAATTATTACTCGGAGTGATGTATGGATCGGATGGAGTAATTACAACAGAATTAGCCAACACTGTGGCAGGCGGAAAACTAAATGTCTGCCACACTGTTGGATTGGATAAAGCCGCTGCGAGAGTTGCGCGGAGAGTAGTGACGGCTACTGTCATCCGACAAATCCTGCCGGATTCATCCAATTCACAATTAAACCTCTGATTTTTGCCACCATGCCGTTTGACATTCGCCACGGCGCGACACTGAATCCATCTGGTGACATTCCGCCGGTGCTTGATAATTGTCTGCTCTGCCAAATATCTACTGCAATCATTAAAGATGCTTCACGCACTTCTGGAATTGTCGCGTAATCAACATTGGTTGTTGTTGCTACTGTGGCAAAAGGTCGGATTGGATTTTTAACTTGATTCGCGCCTGTGGCTGCGTAAGTAATTGAATAATTATATGCTGTTAAAGAATAATTTTGATAATTAAGAGCAGACACTTGTGTCGCTCCATTAATTTCAGTGATTGTTTTTGTGCCATTAAATGGAGAGCCAGCGTTGGTAATAGTTACACTCTGACCGACATACATGCCGTGTGGTTCTTGAAAATAAAGTGTTGCAAAATTGTCAGTAATACTTCTGGCAGCAGCGTAATAATTGTTAAACCATAAATAATTTTTAATTACATTTTCAGCCGATTGACAGCATTCTTCTACAACAGCCGAACTATATAAATTTTCAATTCCCAATACGGAACGAAGTTCGGCTTCTGTAATGTAAGTTGCTGGCATGTTTTCCTCTCAAAAAAATTGTAGGGGCTAAGGGCTACAAAGCCCCTACAACATTATTACTAAGTGTGGGTTATGCAACCATCCACTTGTATGCGCCTGTTGCAACCTTAGTTGCAATTGCGCCATAACCATAATATGCCACAGAAATTTGACCAGAAGCAATTACATTTGCTTCCAATTTGAAAGTTGGGCTTTCATACCATGTGTATGCATCTGGATTTACAACGATGATTGTTCCATCGCCTGTTCCTGAAAGGTTACGATCCACAAAAAGATTTAGACCATTGATTTGACCGCGAAGTGAAGTAACTGAAGCAGACCCGCCCGCATTGACCGGATTAATTGCAGTGTAAATTGCGCGATTTGTAGAATCCACGAGTCCCATTATGGCTCCCCATTGGTCTGCACTTACTACGATGTTTTGTGCAAAACCAAGTGTGTTTGCATAAACAGATACAGCGGCATCTGTTACGAAATCTAGAAGGTTTGCTGCTGACATTGTGCGGTTTCCGCCGTCTGTCGCTGCACCTGCAACTACTGTTGCAACGCGTGCATCTGTTGCCTTTGCGTAAGCGTATTCCATGTTCTTAACCAATTCAGCGTAGAACGCTGGGCTAGAACGATCAAGGATTTCAACTGAGAATGTTTGTTGTCCAGCGAACTTCTGAACCGCAACTGAAAGATAAGCATCTTCTAAATCTGTGTTAGATGGTGCTGCTTCTTCGGCTGTAACTGCAACTGTTGGAACTTGTGAAATCTTTGGAATTTCAAAAGTCATACCTGCATCTGGAAGAACTCCGCGAGAGATTGCATCAATAAATGGGCGATCTGCGTTTGCAAGTGGGTTAATAACTTCTGTCAATTGACGAGTTGGAACAAGTCCAGCGTTATCTGTTGTGTTTGCTGCTGCACGAAGATATTGACGAGCATCGTCATCTCCGAATTGTGCGCGAATTGTATTTTCTAAGTATTTTTCCTTAGTCAATTCAATGCGTGGTGTTGAATACATTGCTGATGTGATTGTTGGGCGTGAGGCTTCAACCGCAGGAGTTTCTACGATAGCCTCGGGTGCTGCGGTATCCGGAGTTGTATCCAAGATAGCCTCACTTTCTGTTTGGGTGATTTCGGTTAGTGCTTCATCTTCGGTTTCTGCCGCTGATGCTGCAACGCTTGTGACCGCTGCGCTATCGAAAGCGGCAGCCTGAACGAGGCTGGTTTCGAATAAGCGAGCAGATTGGACATACAACACGCCGTTGCGTGGTTGTGATGCCAAAACTTCTACTCCAACACTAAGTCCTGAACGAAGACCATCTGATGCTTCGATAAGTGAGTCTGTTCCGCGACTAGTGTTGGATACTTTGAAAGATGCGTAAACGCCGTCTGGTGTTTCATTAAATGCAATTGCTTTTCCAATAGGTTTTTTTGCATCATGTTCTAAAAGTAATTTAGATTTGTTTGGTTCAGGTAATTGGATGCTTCCTTTTTCAAATATGACTTTGCCAATTGAAGTTTGCCCAATTTCGCCATCGTAAGGAACAATTTTTCCAGAGATGATTCTACGACCCTGATCGCACTCAATATTGCTACTGAAGGTTAATTGCATCTGATGCACTCCCGTTCGGTGATAGTTCTTCCATTGCCATTGCATCTTGAACTGTAATTAATCCAAGAGCCAACATTTTTTCAATTACTAACAAGCGTTCCATTGGGTTAGATCGTAGGAATCCAGAATCTAAATCAAAAGAAACATATTGTGTTGAAGGTGTTATGTCATTCATTGACAAACGCGCTTCTATTGCGGAAATATAAGGTTGCAAACTTAGTGAAACGAATTGCCGCCTCTCGTCTTGAACATTGGCGTATGTCATGCTGTTGTTCATGTCTGCTGATATGTAATACGCCGGAACATTCATTAGGCGAGCAATTTCAGTCGCCATGTATTGTTTTGCTTCGTTTAACATCATATCTTTAGGAGAAAATGAAGTTGGTAAAAATTCTAAACTTGAGGTGAGATATGCAGTTGAACGATTGTTACGAGCATTCCGCCATGCAGCAAGTAATCCTTGCACTTCTGATTCACCAAGATCAGCCCCGTTATTCCGAAGCACACCGGAAGGTAATGGCGTAGATGCAGCAACCGAACTTGCTTTATCTAAATCTAATGCAGCAGTCAAAGTTCTTGCTCCGACATTAAGCAATCCATCAGTCATTGATTGAAATGTGACAAGAGAATTCAAACCTGACATTGGGCGCACAGTTCCATCAACTTGATAGCCTTCAATAAGTGTGTTTGTTTTATTATATTTAGGAATAACGCGAGAATTAGCAACCCAATTAAAACGCGCCGGAAAACCCGAATCCGCATAAACTTCTGTAATTTCCCAATAGGCAACACCAAAAAATAAAAGTGAATCAACTGTGAACGCCATTGTTACTGCGTATGGTTGATTATGTGATGGTTGATCCATCCACAAAGGTTTTGGTAAATCTTCGTCAGTTCGCTTTAATTCTAATGAAAGTTCCATTGCAGCGATAGTATTGCAAATTAGATTGCGGCAGCGATTGACCGCTGGAATTGACATAGCCGAAATTCGATCTATTGATAATAAGTTGTAAGGTATTTGGTATTGGTATGTATCAGCCATTACAGGCGGTGCATACTGCGCTTCAAGTATTTGTGGTGCTTTGTTGAAACGAGAAAATAGACCCATACACCAACCTTACTATAAGAGTCAAAGAATCTCACATTTTGAGATGCGTGTCAAACGAATATTTGGGGAATTGATTGGGGTTTTGTGAGTTGATGGACAACCATTGCAGTTCCAATAGCACCGGCAACTGATCCTGCTGATTTACGCCTTACAATTCTCCAACCTGCATCATTTTGCTTCGATGAGCAGTTATTGAACATAGATACCAGTTCAGGTTGTCCTGAATGAACAATCCGATTATGAACAAATGCATCAGCAAGTTCGCCACACGCCTGATAAAATTCTTGCCCAGAGTTTTCAATCATTTTCTGCCCTGATTGTTGTAATTTTTGGGCAATAGATGCAGTGGCATATTTGTCAAAGCAAATACCCTTTGGTTTGAATTTTTTTGACCATTCTAGGATTTCGCTCGCCATTTTAACTTCATCAATGGCTACTTCTGATGTCCATAGTTGCATTAGCCCAACTTCAATCTTTCCTGTTTCTGGGTTGTGCTTGCCGGCAACTAATGCACCATCGCGTTTGCTAGGAGATACATCCATTGCAAAGTAAATGTTGCCACCGGCTTCAATTTTGAGATTTGAATCAGATGTTGCTTCGATAACGCCATAAGCCCACGGTGATTGGGCTGCATCTACCCATTGACACAGATGTTCACGCATAAATTGATCTGTGGGCATTGTGGCTACATATTCAGCCAATGTAGCCTCAGTGATAGTTATGCCTAAACTGGGATTCGCTTGTTGCCAGCCGCGTTTTTCTGAAATCTTGATATGCGGCTCGGCAGAGTATTCATACCATCCAAATGTTTCGTTTGGATAACTAAGCGCTCGCTCTCTTAGATCATTAAGCACTGTTGAATGTGCGCTGCCGGCGTTAGTAGTGACAAATGTCTGAGCATTGGGTTTAGCAGTTGTTACCGGGCGAGCAGCAGCCCAACCTTCCGGAGTCACAAGCAATAATTCATCAATGTAAAGGAAATCGGCGGTAAGTCCACGTGCGCCGCCTTCGGTGCTTGCGGCAATACGGTAAGTCGCACCGTTCTTTAATGTAATGCATTCACCGCCATTGGTTCTTGTAATTCCATCTGCCCGTTTTCCATCGCCTTTTATCTGATCCATAAGGAATTCGTTTTGCTCAATGATGTTCACGATTGATTTCCACGTCAGCAACGCTAAGTCGCGTTTGTGAGCCATGCCCAACACTGATTCGCCCCATAAGAACAATTTAGACAAAATCAGCGTTTGTGCCAAAAATGTTTTTCCGTTTTGGCGTGAAATGCACATCCCTGCAAATTTCTTTCGCCACATGCCCTCATCATCGATGCTCAGCAAATCAGTAAGCACAACAACTTGCCAATCAAACAGTTTTATCCCCAGTTTTTCTGAAAACTCCAAAACCTCATTAATTTTTGATGCACCTTTGAGAAATGGCGTGTGCAATCGGGGTTTGACATTCCCCATTAACTTTTTAGGCGGCTTTTTGGTTGCCCCAGTTTTCTTTGGTTTTGCTTTGACTTCGGTCATGACTGCTCAGGCTCAGACTGGTTCAAAAATGGTGAGTCCGGGATCACACTGACCGTTTCGCGGAGAGAAAGGTCTGGAAAGACAG